CATTGAAATAACCAGATGTGTTCACAGTCGCGATTGCGTCTGCTGATGTGTAAGTGTACATGCTTGGAGCATTGCCAGACTTGGCTGCGCCAATCACGTTCCATCCTGCTGAAGAGAAAGCCATTGTTTACACTCCTTCCTATTCAGTCGCTGAAATCTTGACAATGCCATCATCGTCAATGGCAACCGCGCCAGCGGAGAACATTGAGGACACGAGGAACGATGTCTTTTCAGGAACGTAGTTGATTTCAGACTTCTGGTTCATGCCGATGCCCAGACCGATTGCATCGCGGTGGAACGCAAAGCAAGTGCGGGTTGATGGGAGCGGCAGACCACCTTCGTCACGATCGCCAAGGGTGATGAACTTGAAGCCAAGGAAAGTGTCAATCTCACCAGTTGAGAGAGCCTTAACAGTAGCGAAATCGCTGCTGGTCAGTTCAGTCTCATCAAGCAATGCTGACAGGCCATTGGCATGAATGATCATGCAGCGGCCTTCAGATGGCACGTTCTTGGTATCCAGAGCCTTCTTGGCTGCAAGCAGCTTGGCAAGGTTCATGTTTGTACCTGCGCCACCAACACTTGTTGCAACGGTTGACGGTGAAGAAGCTGCATTGAGCGCGTCAATAACAAGCTGGTCCATCCGGCGACCAATGGCATTACCGACAACTTGGACAAGCTCACGGCGCTCGTCAAAGTTGACTTTCTGCTGGTTGAAGATATCGCTATATTCCGCAGCAATGTAGTCGCTCATTGTGGCTGTGACTTGTGAGTACGTCACGTTCAGCGGAGTTACGTCAGTCTGCGGTACGCGGACTGTTGCGGTTCCCTTCCCGATCTTCGGGAACTTGACCTGATTGCCTTCGACATTTGTACGCTCGCGAGTTACACCGGCAAGCTGACGAGCAGCTTGGTATGCCTGCTTTACCTCGGCATCGAACAACTGTACAAAAGCATTGGAAATGCCTACTGCCATTTTCCTGTTCCTTTGTAAAAGTTAAAACACGATTGACGCCAAACAGGTATCCTTCCGGGCTGCGGCTTGGGCGATTACGCTTCGCCCCCAAGCGGGTCGAACAGGTCGAAAAACGATTGTCTGTCAAGGGGATTATATGAAAAAAAGCGGGGGCTGTAAATGACCCCCGCTTTAGGTTTATACGGCGCTGTATTGTTCGGTGCCATACACCTGTTCAAACATTCGCTCAACCTTGGCGCGATATGCCGGATCACTTTGGTATTCCGGCTTGCTAATCATTGACTGCAACTCATCCTTGGATGGCGCACCGTCAACCGGGCCAACGTCAATTGGTATCGGCCTGTCGCCGTAGTAAGATCGGATCTTTTGTAGAGCCTTGATGCCTTGGGCAGTGCCGCCCATAATCTTGAACTCTTCAAAGTCGTCCTGACCCCAAACACCTTTATTGACAAGACTTTGCGCCCACTGCGTCATCGACTTGATAGTCGCATCGGCATTGGCACCTAGTTTCTTGTACTCTTCCTGATAGCTGATCTCAGCTTGTTCAGCCTCAGAACCAGCCAATTCAATAAACTTACCAGCCAATTGGTCAAAAGCATCTTGGCTGATGCCGTTATCTTTCGCCCAATCACGATAGGTTGAATAGAGTTCATCGTCCTCTGGAATGCCAGCTTGTGTAAAGACAGACTGATCATACTCATCTGGAGCCTTGTGCTTGCCCTGCGAAAACTTTTTCTGCAATTCCGAATAAGCATTTGCCAGATCTTCCGCAGTGTTAAATTTTTCGGGCAACCATTCTGGTCTGGCATCGCCGTCCTCTTCTGTTGCCAGAGCCTCAGCATTAACTGCCTCTGCGTCTGGTTGCATGTGTGAGATTGTTTCATCTGCTTGCTGCTGGTTATCGTCACCCTCAATCTGGGCTTCGGCCAACAACCCCTCAGTTTCACTCATAGGTTTCTCGCTCTTTTGATACGCCGCTCGATTTCTCTGACCAGACTGTTCTGGCCCTCACGAGCAAAACCGTGGCTTGCATCCTCACCGGGATACCAAGTCGGCTGCTCTATCGTCAGTGACCGCAGATGGGTGAGCAGCTTTGCCCCATCGTCACTGGCGAACACGCGCAGATAAAGCCGATCAATGTCATCCTTGTCGACTTGCTGCTTTTCTGCAATCTTCGGGTCTACCGCTTGCAGACCTTCCCATCCCTCTACAATCATACCATCTCACCTTCTGGCGGCGGCCCCTGCTCGGCTTGTGCCTGCATCTGTGCCGCCTGCATTGCTTGTTCCATCATCTGCTGACGTTCTTGTGGCGTAGTGCGCAGATCTGCCGGGATGCCCATCTTGTCGGCCACATAATCGGAGATGCTGCCAGTCTTGACAGCCATCTGGCCCTCTGGGCCAAGCGCCGCAGACATCTGCACCCACTGCATGATCTTCTCGATGTCGCCCATATTTTGCGCCTGCGCAATCGGGCTGACCGGCGTGACCTTGACCTCAAGGCCATTGACGCGCAATGGCATCTCAATCAGACCCTGCTCATCCATCACATACAGGATGCGTGCAACCAGCGGCACCATAGTTTCGGTGATCAGGCGACCAAAAGCAGACCCAAGGTTCTGGGCCAGTTCCTTCATGCGCTCGGCAATCTCGGTGGCAGACCGGGCCGACATATTGTCAGGCGGCAGCGTGTCGTCCAGCAGGATCTTTTTGATGTTCATGCGCAGATCATTAATCACAATCTGGCTCACGTTAAAGTCGCCGGAACGTGGCATCTGACGCAGACTTTCACCATTCGGGCCGCCATTGCGTGCGACCGGGATAATGGCACCCGGCGCAATGCGGATCGTCTGCGGGTTCAGAACGCCGTCATCTGCCGCTGTGTAAACACCGGCAATCGACAAGCTGGCATTCTTCAGCAGCAACTCCAGCGTCTTGTTCAGCGTTTTAACGTCAGGGATCGCTGTGACCAGCGGCCCCCGGCCATACACCTCACCGGCAACTTTCATGTAACGCGCCACGATCCAAGGGCTGGATTTCATGTAGCGATGCAGCAATTCTGCTTTGCCCTCGGCCCAGATCACATGATAGCAGTATTCGCCGCGCTCTGGGTCGTACAGCGTAGCTTCGATCAGGTCGATCTCTTCAGTCGGCTTTTCATCAATCATGCGCTGCAAGCGATCGGGGATCTCGGCATCCATCCAATGCTGGGTGATGGCCTCACCCTTCAGCCGCATCCGGCGATACACATTATCGACCTTGCCGTGCGCACCCTCTTCGATGCTGACCAGATACTGCGGCACCGCTGTAAAGCGGATTGGCGTCAATTCATCACCGGGCTGCACAAGCATGACAGCCGTACCGACCGCCAGATCAAGCAGGAACTCGCCCATAGCCAGATCAAAATTGGACTGGCGCAACACTGAAAACATCGTGTTTGAGTACAGATCCAGCGCGGCTTGCGCCTCTAGGCGGCGATCTTCCGGGATCTCCGGCCCCGGCTCCAACCGGCACCAAGGCGCATACGGTGGAAACAGGCCAGACTGGATGCGATTGGCAAAGCGCTGCACCGCATTGATGGCGGTGCTGTCGAACACGCGCACCATCTTGTTCTGGCCGGGTGAACCGCCACCCTCGTAATAGCCATCATACAGATTGCGCTGCGGCAGGCCAAACTCATAGCAATCTTCATAGATCTGCCGCCAATTGTCCTTGCGCCGCTGCGCGGCATCGTGCCGCTTCAGGATCTGCTCAACACTGTACCTCATGCCTTCGCCTCGTTTCTCTTGCTAATCCCCTTTGACTTTTTGCGCGCGTCAGCCTTGGAGCTAGCGCCCCAAGCGCGCAGCGACAAGGTCAGGCGCGTGGGTTCGCCGTCCTTGTATTCAGGTCCGGGCATGTTGCCCATACGCGCCAAGAAACTCGCCCGGCGGGGGTTATCCCCGCTTTTTACAGGGCGTTTTAGGTTCATGCCTTCGGCCTTGGCAGAACGCCGCCCAGCCTCATTCAAGCCACCCTTTGGGTTCTTGCCCTCTTTACGTTGCCAAGCTGGACTAGCCACGAGCAGCCCTCATGTTGTCAATCAGGTTTGGATATGGACGGCCAGCCTTGGCAGCGGCACGCATAGCTGACCGCTTTTGTGCTGGCGTCAAACCCTTCGGCTTGCCCAGATCCTTTGGCCGCTTTTTATCCCAAACCTCTTTTTTCTTATTTTCCATTTTTCTTTTTCCCAGCCTTTGACATTGCGATAGCAACAGCTTGCTTTTGCGGACGACCTTCGCGCATCAGCATCTCAATGTTGCGCTTGACGGTTTTTTTGCCGTAGCCCTTCATCAGTGGCATTACGCGGCCCCCAATGTGTCAGCCGTAAGCCGGTCGCCACTCAGCAATGTGCGCGATCCAAGCCTGCGCATACCAGCCAAACGGCGGCGGCGGTTTTCCTCTTCGATCTGTTGCACCAGCTTTGAGCGGCGCACTGTCTTGGCGGCTGGCTGTTCGGGCTGCGGAGCCGCCGCGCCCATCTGCGCGGACGGTGCAGCAGCACGGCCTTCGCCGTCACCTGTGGTTCTGACATCAGCCGCTCTAGGGCGACCGAAATATGTGCCGTCTGTTTCAACGCCGATGATGATGCCGCCTTCGCGAACAGGCGTGCCACCGGCCTCAATCCGGCTGGCAATGCCCTCACGCACTCTTTCGCCGATATTTGCACCAATCGCTCTGGCTATTGCCAAAGACAGCGATGGCACCATTTGCTGTTCGCCCTCACCGCCACGATCTCGTACAGACGCTGCGTCACGGCTCCGCTGTTCGGCTCGGCTTGGCCCCCGACTAGCAGGCGCACCGCGCCCTCTTTCACCACGACCACCGCTGTAACCGCCATATCTCATGCCTGCACCCCTATCCTAGTGTTTCCTGAATGCCCTTTTCGGCATCCTCGCGTATTGACGACAGCAGCAAACGCTGGCCGCCTGCTTGTCTGGCACGCCGCCGGGCCGCAATCTGCTTTAGTTTTGTGCGCTCTTCTTCGGCCAGACGCGCCTCTGTGCGTTCCTGCGCCGCAGTAATCTCAGGATCTGGCTGTGGCTCTCTTGGCGTTTTGAGCAATCCACCCATCAGTAATACCTCGCAAACATAATATGATCGGAGCCGTCAGGCCCATACCGGCGCAGACGCCCCTCTTGCGTGAATTGTAACGCAATGGCCCACCTCACAGCAAGGCGGTGTCGGACATTTACCGTGATTTGCAACCGCTTCAGTCCCTCTTTGGTAGCTATGTGGTCAAAATACCTACCAGCGGAGCGGGTCAGCGATACCGCTCTGGTATTGATCTGGTCGGATGTCAGCATCCACGCTTCGGCAACGCCGGGCCACAAGATCTGATAACCGAAGCAACAGGCAACCTTGCCACCCACCATAGCCGTATATGCGGTGCCAGCCGCCTGATACGCTTTTAGCACATCGCGGTAATTTGGCAGATCAGTGAAATACGCCAGATCGAACTCACGCAGATTGGCCGTGTATGGATGGCCCCAATGAAACGGCACAATCGTGATGTCCGGGCTGGTCAGTATGTCACGCCACATCAGAACACACTGAAATCAGCATTCGCCGTCAACTGCTTGAACTGCTGGCTGAACTGGCTGTTCCGCGTCAGGCTGCGCACCTCACCGGCACCAAGCATCAGATAGCCAAACGCATCACCCACATGCGAGTGTTCGTTCTTATTCGGCGCATCCCTGAACCGCTCATGCCCAGATCCGACCGCAACCCGCTTGAAATGATAGCCGCCAGCCAATGCCTTGCGTGTGCGCGTGCATTTGTTGCTGACATACAGCCCCGGCTTGCCGTCAATCATGCGGTTCATCGGCATAGCACCAGCCTCGCGGCGCACCATAAAATCATTGCTTTGGGTTGGCCGGGCGTGCAAACCAAGCGTGCGCAGATGCTCAAACGCCGTGACCTCGAAGATCTCATCCCGCTTAACACCAGCCGGGTCGCCCCACACCAGCACATCGCATTTCGGGAAATGCTGCTGGATGTCCGCAATCAAGTGATGGCAGAACCGCTCCAAACCCATATCAAACGCAACCAACTCATGCACCACATTCCAGCGACCGTTTTTCATTTTCTGACCAAACACAGCGGCAGGCGTCAAACCAAAGTCAAGCCCGATATGCACCGGCCAGCCC